TGCTTACAACAAAACGACTGCTACGGAGAGCAACACACCCTCAGATTATACGTGGTCACTCATCCAAGGCCCTCAGGGTAACCAAGGTGTCCAAGGTCCTTCCGGTGCTGATGGACAGAGTCTGTACACGTGGATCAAGTATTCCGACTATGCAGACGGGACGGGATTGTATGATACTCCTAATTCGAACACCCAATACATCGGGATCGCTGTCAATAAAACTACGGCTACGGAATCGACTAACAAGGCTGATTACACATGGAGCAAATTTAAAGGCGATCAGGGGGTTCAGGGACCTACCGGGTCGACAGGCGCGAATGGCCCTTTCATCGAATACCGTTATGCTGTCAACGGCAGTACTTCCTCCGCTCCGGCATTGGCAGTTACAGATCTCAACCCCTCCGGATGGTCAACCACACCTCCCAGCACCGGCGCATTGGAATACCTCTGGTTCACGAAGGCGAAGAAAAGCTATGACGGATCACAGTTGCTTGAGAACTGGTCGGCCGCTGTCCGGATTAAGGGAGAACAAGGCGTCCAAGGTCCACAAGGGAATACTGGGGCGACGGGAGCTACAGGGGCGCAAGGTCCTGCCGGACCTGCTATCACGGGAGGCAAGGACTATGATAGTGGTAAGACCTATTACGGTACATCGGCCCGGGTCGATGTCGTGAAGTACAGTGGTGCTTATTACGTCGCAAGAACTGACGCCGGAACGTTTTCAGGGGTGGTTCCTACAAATACTTCGAAGTGGAACCCGTTCGGGGCAAGCTTTGAAAGCGTAGCTACGGATTTACTATTTGCCCAATTGGCGTACATTGAGAATTTGGGAGTTAAATATCTGCGGACTGGAACAAACGGGGCAAGGATTGAAATTAACAGGGAAAATAATAATCGTATTGAGATATACGATGCTGATGACGCTGCGGGTGATCCCACGATGAAGATAACTGAGGCAAAGATACTTTGCGAACCATCCGGGACGAGATTTTTAAGAATAAATGATACCACCTCTTATCTTATGCAGGTTAGAGCTGATGGGGTGACAGGAATATACCTTTACACAAGTGATACATCCGGTAAATGTATAGGTATAACCGCACAATCAGGAGGCAAGGCAATCGAAAGCTATGGGAACCATCTATTCACAGCCAGAACAGGAGAAACTATAAGTTTTTCTGGTGATACCGAGATTGGTGATATGCTGCTGCTACATGGAGGATTGGCTCTTACGGGTTTAATCTCTCTTAGTGGTAGTGATACTACTAATAGATATATGCTAAATACAGATGTATATATTCGATATCTGGGATCTGGTACTTTAAATGCCTATCTTCCTTCTTCCCCCTATTGGGGTGAAGCACATCTCTTTATGAGAACTTCGAGGGGTACCTTAGTTATACAAGGAAATGGGCATACTTTACATTGGGGTTCAGGTTCGACAGGGTCTACGTATACTGTTGGTGACTCTTACGTAATGTACCTTACATTTTGGGATGGCTCTTATTGGAATGTGGTTTATATGAACAGAGGTTAAATTTTGAAATCATGCTATACGGACATATAAAAGACAATGGTCTTCTTGAGCTTAAAATGCTCAGGGAAAGAAAAGAAGTAAGACCTGTAGAGGTCAAAGACGAAACTACAGGTAAAGTGCATGTCGAAATTATAGAACGTGTAATAACTATCGAGGAACAGGCTGAGTCTCTTGAAAAAGAAGGATGGAAGCCAGCTGACGAGATGGATACGTCCGGAATAGAATGCGGTGAAAATGAAACCGTCAAAGCCACTTTTTACGATGCTGGTGATCGGATTAGCTATACTTACGAAAAGGCTGTTGACACTATAAAGGTTCAGCGAAAAATTGATGACCTTAAGCAACAATTAGCTGACTCCGATTATAAGGTTATTAAAAGTTACGAATCTTCGCTCCTTAATCAGCCGATACCTTACGATATTGAAGTAGTTCACACCAAAAGACAGTCGGTTAGGGATGAGATTAACAGGTTAGAGGGTTTATTATAATTTTATGCACAAATCGTTTTGAAAAATGGCACAAATCATTTTGGCGATTATAAATAAATATGAAAACGACGGCAAGGGTGAGTAAGGCTTTCATGATCTTAAGATTTTACTAACAAATATACGGCGAATTAATCCAAATTGTCAATAGCAAAAATTACTTGAAAAGTTATACGCAATTTATGCACAAAAGGTATCACTGTAATATCTTATTGTGTATATTGGTCTGTCTAAAACCTGTAAAGCTATGCAAACACGAACAGGAGATGCGGTAAGCATGCAAATATCGACGATGGGAGAAATAATCAACTTGGTTGATTCGAACTTCTCTCTCCCGGCAAAGACTCCGTTCCTTATTAAAAACGATGGAAACGAATGTGTTAGTCTTGAAATCCGGCTGATCGGGATGCCGGAAGGAACTTTTATTCAAACAAAGTTTGAAGTAGGCTGGAACCCTGAACTCATCAGGGAGATAAAACAAACTTCTGAAGTAGCAACCCTTAAATATGGATACTAATGGGACTATTAATAGGTGTTGGCACTACAAAACCAAAATTCCCGTATGACTATTACTATGGAGTACAGTGGGACACGACGGTAGCCAGTTCTGCATTGACAAGACTTGGAAAACCCGAGTTACACGTAACCCTGCCGGTACAATCGAGAATGCGCCGGTGCATTCTTAACGATCTGGGACAAGTCGTATATTATTTGCATCCGCAAGACTCAACTTTACAGGATAATAGTGCTCCCGCAGATCTTACCGGTGCCTCCGGGCAGGTCATGGTCGAAATCCCGGAGCACTATCGCAAGTTCGAAATGGAAGGGACAAAATGCCGCGTTCTGCTTTCCCTGTTCGCTCTGCCTGGGTTTTTGAAGGTGGATAAAATGTATATCTCCGCGTACGAAGCCGCTCTGAACAGGACTAATAACAAATTAGCCTCTGTCGTCAATACAACGGCTGACTACCGAGGTGGTAGCAATAATGCGGCTTACGATGCAGCAAGCAATACCTTGCTTGGACGGCCTGCTACGAATATCTCCCTTACAAACTTTCGTGCGTATGCACGGAACAGGGGATCCGTGAGCTGGAACTGTAATACCTACGAAGCTCAGAAGACGCTGTACTGGCTGTATACCGTCGAGTACGCCGATTTCAACTGTCAGTTAACGTATAACGCTGCCCCGACAAGTGAAGGATACCACCAGGGAGGGCTTGGAGCGGGTGTAACAGATCTGGATAGCGCTAAATGGAACACCTTCAACGCCTACAACCCGTTTATTCCTTGCGGACACACTAATTCGCTTGGGAATGTGACCGGAGTAGTTAATTATTCGATGCCCGCTGAATACGACGCGACAATTAAAACTGTATCTGTTCCTTCCTACCGTGGAATTGAGAACCTATTCGGGCACGTGTGGAAATGGACTGATGGGTGTAAGGCTCGCATACAATCAGACGCATCTGGTGCGAAATCTGAATTCTATGTTTGTACGAATCCGGCGAACTTCCAGAGCACTGATTATTCTAATTACGTATTGCGGGGACTGCTTCCGCGGACTTCCAATTACATAAAAAGTTTTCTCCTGGGCGAATTTGGAGAGATCCTGCCATTGTCAGTCGGAGGAAGTGCGACGACCTACCAATGTGATTACTTCTACACAGACATACCGGGTACTGGGGAAGAACAAAGAGGGCTGTTCTTCGGTGGTTCTGCGAATGTTGGCTTGAATGCGGGCCTCGTTTGCTCGAGTTCGTCTAATTCTGCCGCGAGTGCTCATACGGCTATCAGCTCCCGGCTTTGCTTTCACCCGGGCTGAGTAGGTTAAACTAATTTAGGTTGTCTGTCGTCTCCGGGCTGAACTTCAGTGGTAATGCGAATAATGGCTTGAATGCAGGCCTCGTTTACTCGAATTCGAATAATTCTGCCACGAATGCTAATACGAATATCAGCTCCCAGCTATGCTTAAATGAATGCTCCCGACAGAAACCTTGCCGCTAAAACAGTGCTATTGCGCTGAACGACTTACGAAAGTAAGGGCAAAAGATATATGATTTAGAACGGTGCTGGTAGAGGAAACTCGAAGGCTCTAAATATAAAGCAAAGCAAGTGAAAAGACTTGGTAATCTATATGACAAAATTTGCAGCCTCGAAAACCTGCGACTTGCGGATGATAAAGCGCGAAAGGGAAAGTTCCGGTCGTATGGCGTCAAAAGACATGACCTGAACAGAGAGACAAATCTTCTGCGCCTTCGGAAAATGCTGTTAACGCAGACCTTTAAGACGTCAGATTACCATGTTTTCAAAATATACGAGCCAAAGGAAAGGGAGATTTACCGTCTCCCCTATTTCCCTGATCGGATCCTGCATCATGCCGTTATGAACGTTCTGGAGCCGATCTGGGTATCTGTATTTACGCAGGATACTTTTTCCTGCATCAGGGGGCGGGGTATACACAAAGCGGTCCGAAGCATTAAACGTGACATGAGGCAGGACCCAAAAGGGACAAAATATTGTTTGAAGATCGATGTTCGCAAATTCTACCCATCGATCGATCACGAGATATTGAAGGGTATTGTCCGCAGGAAAATAAAGGATGTAAGGCTGTTAAAACTGTTAGACGAAATTATCGACTCAGCACCGGGAGTACCGATCGGCAATTATTTAAGCCAGTACTTCGCAAACCTGTATTTGGCCTACTTTGATCACTGGATGAAAGAGGTCAAAGGCGTTACCTATTATTATAGGTATGCAGACGATATCGTTGTGCTTTCGCATTCAAAAACAGAACTCCAATCCCTGCTAAAAGAGATCAGGACCTACCTGAACATTAATCTTAAACTGAAGATAAAAGGCAATTACCAGGTATTCCCTGTTCAGTCTCGCGGGATTGATTTTCTGGGTTATAAATTCTATCACACACATACGTTACTGCGCAAAGCAATAAAAAAACGGTTCTGTCGCCGGGTAGCAGAACTGAATAAGTCAAATACAAATGCCAAAGCCTACAGGCAGCAAGTTTGCAGCTGGTGGGGGTGGGCCAAGTATTGTAATTCAAAACATCTGATCCATACACTTTTTAAAGATGCGCCTTATGAAGTCAAATTCGCTTAATAGGCCCCCCGTGTTCGAAAAGCTCGGAAACGGGGCATGGCATTATAATTTCAATATCGCGGAGGTCACAAAAACCGACGAGTCCGGAGCGGAGACAACCTCTTTCGACTACGACCAGGTTGTCGTCTACGGCAATCCGACTGAGAAGGAAGTAATCCGTCTCGTGATCGCGGAGCGCTGGACCTTGTCACAGGAAATTGACCTCGCAAATGACAACAATCGTTTTAAGCTCGGGCTTTCTGACGACGAAACCCTTCAGGACAAGTACATTTTTTACCTGTCTGAGATCGACGCTATCAAAGCCCGGGTCAAGACCGATTTTGAAACTAACCCAATTCTCTAATTCCTTGAGACGGCTGCCGGACCGTCCCGCAAACTTTTATCACATGGAAGACAAAAGCGTAATTACGAGCACTACAGCTGTAATGCTGTCCGGTATGATTGAGTTTCTATCACCACTGAAGTGGTTTGCTATCTTAGGCGTTATCCTGATCCTTGCTGATTTGCGGTTTGGTATACGGGCCGCACGTGCCCGCGGTGAAGCAATATGCCTGTCACGCGCATGGAGGCGCACGATCAACAAATTAGTTGATTATACTTGCTGGATCTTTCTGGCTGGGGCGTTGGATAAGGCTTTTGGTGTACCTTTCAGTATACCTCTGCTCCCTGCTCTGACCTTGCTAGTCGTCTACGGTATCGAAGTCAACAGCTGCTTCCACAATTATTTTGAGGCGATTGGAAAAAAGGTGAGCGTAGACTTCTTCTCGATATTCCGAAAAAAGACAGACATCATTGAAGTACAGGAAAATGGCAAAAGTTGACATTCTGTTACCCTTCATACTTCACTGGGAAGGCGGATTCGTGAACGATCCTGATGACGCCGGAGGGGCGACGAACAAAGGTGTGACGCTTGAAGCCTGGCGCCAGATGGGCTACGACAAAGACGGCGATTACGATATCGACGTCGATGATCTGCGCCTGCTGACTGCGCAGGATGTCCGGGATCGGGTCCTGGTACCCGGTTACTGGAATCGCTGGCGGGCAGATCAGATCAACGATCAAAAGATTGCCAACGTCCTCGTAGACTGGCTCTGGTGCTCCGGAGCGCACGGAATCAAAATTCCACAAGGTCTTTTGTCCTTGAAGCCGGATGGCGTTGTCGGACCTGTGACTCTTAACGCAGTTAATCGCTACGATCCTAAAGCCTTGCTCGGCATGCTGATCGAGGCGCGCCTTATCTTCGTGCAAAATATCGTGCGTCGTAACCCCTCACAGAAAAAATTCCTGAAGGGTTGGACAAACCGAATCCTGGCCCTTAAATCATTCTGATATGCGAAAAATCCTTTTCATTCTTATTGTATCGCTTCTGTGCTCTTGCGCTGGCAAAAAGAAACTCGTGCGAACCCTGACAACAACAAAGGGTTGGATCGAGTACGTGCAGGCTAGCGACAGCAAGAGCATTGTAGCAGTTGACACTTCAAAGCTGGATGCTTACGAAGTTACCTATTCGAAGACGGAGTATTACCCTCCTGAGACTCATTTTGCTGTCCCTTCTGGGCAGGCGGATAACTTGGCCACTACAACCGGCCAGACTCGGATTAAACAGCCTCCTGACGTGCAGGGGGCCGTTAAATCCGTTATTACTTATACCCTAAAGCGAAAGCAAGAACAAAAGGGCCTGTCTAACGTATCGACAGAAACAAAGACAGACCTTGCGACAGTATCGGATCTGCAGGAGACCGAACAGGCGAAAGCCAGGGACCGCCCCGTATTTCAGCTTCAGTACGTATTCTACATTTTACTTTTATTCGCAGCTGGACTCCTCTATTTTAAGCGAAAAACGATACTGCAGAAATTACTCTCGTTGTGGGAAATTGTGCTGAAGTTATTTACCTGATCAAAAAAAAATTACTACCTTCGAATACTGAGAACCGGATAGTTTTTAAAGCCATCCGGTTTTCCTGTTTTTCGCTCACTTTTTTACGATAGTTTTACGAAGCCAAATTACAACTATCTCAAATATTTAATTACCAATTCGATACAAAGATTTAAAACTTTGACTGGCAGTCAAAAGGTCAGGAGTTCGATTCTCCTATTCTCCACCTGAAAATTAAAGAGTTACAAATCTTTCTTTGTAACTCTTTTTTCTTCTCATGATGCCATACAAAATCTTCCAACTGCTTTCGATTTTTTCATCTGTTACCAAAATTCCATTTGATCCCAGGTTGGGGCAGAACTTTAAATCCCTTGTTACCGGCAAAATTGTAATCCACATCCACCCGGATTCCGATGGATAAATGATCGACCGCAATTAACTTACCTGCATTGTACCATAGAGATGGTGTGGCATGCAGAACAAACACATTTTCTACGCGACCGGTTTCCCGGTTTGTCTGATCATCCCATTGCCCGAATGCAATTCCCGATAAAGAAAGATCCCTGACTTTTAAGAAATTATTCCAAAAGTAATTAGGAAAAAATATGGAACGGAACCTCTGTATCTCCTTTGGCAATTTCTCTGTAAGCGAACTGCAGAATCAGCATCCGGGATCGATCCCCACTAAATAACTTGTAGGCTGCACCCATTGTAAAACTGCTCTTTATCGGGACATAGACTCCTTTGGCATCCGTGCTGCCACCACTATATCCAACCATCAAGTCTAAATTCCTGAATCCACTCTGTTCCCAGAAATTCAGGTACCGCGTAAGAAGAAAAAACGTATTGGATAGTTGTTGATCATCATATTTTGCATTTGCTTCAAAATAGGTACCACCCCAGGGATCAGGTTTGTACATATTAAATTTTGCCCTGAGATACTTTTCATCCAAACCTTTCGTTAACTGAAGGTTTTGGGCGGCCATGCCTTTGGATAACCCTAACATCAAAACGAGCAGGAAAAAACGGAAACTTTTCATGAATTCAGCAAATAAACGGAATTTATTCATGAGTTAAAATAAACGAATTGGAAGCCAATTTCCTGTCCATCCAGGATTGAGGCATTTATGCAGCGTTTAATCGTCAAGATACCATCCCCTGATCAAGCACAGCATCTTGACGATGGAGTCAATGAGCATTTTCCCTGCTTTATGGCATTTCCATTGAGGAAAGAATTGATGGGGTTGACGGTTTGGTCATTACTGTAACCCGGCGATGAATGCAGCTCTCTGTTCTTTGATGGTTTTACTGAACGTTGCATAGGCAGCCTCCTCATTTTCCGTATTGACAGACTTTTGGAGTAGCCTGATATTGCTCACCAAGGGTTCCGTCGACCGCAATGCCGGATAAAAGGGCAGCAATTTTTCTATCAGACTGATAAGGATATCATTCCTCCTGATGAATCTGTCTGTAATACCGGGAGCTGATTGATATCTGAATCCTGCGCCAACCGATCCCGCCCAGATAATCCTGCCATAAGCCTTTTCAGTATAGGCTCCCAATGCAAGTTGAATAAATTTGTCTGCTGTTCCATTCCCAAGGGCAGTTTTAAAATCAGTAAGTCCGCTCTGATTATCGGTGGCAACTAATTTTTCCCAGGTCTTTTCAGCGGCCTTATCAATGTTTATGAACTCAGTTAAATTGACCTCAACAGCCAGTTTGGCAATAACCTTCAGTCTCTCCTCATCATCTATGCCCGTGAAAAAACGCGAATCCAACTCGTTCTGAAGGTAAGCTCCAAGCAGAAAAAACTTTTGATCCAGGGTCTGGGCTTTTTCAGCCAGGTTCAAGGGAAGATAATAGGCCGGATTGAGAGGCCTTTCCTTATCCTCCCAAGACTTTAAAGGGGAATAGTTGTTTTTATTCTGGTTATACTCCTCAAGCAAGGCAATCAACTCACTCCTTAACTCGTCAGAGAGTTGAAGCTCCGTTTTGGGCTCATCGTTTTTTGCCTGATCTTTGGGTTGCCTTCCCTGGCAAGCGGCAAAAAATCCTATCATCATGCTAATTAGTGTCGGTCTATAAAGTCGGCAATTTTTAATTGATTTTTCGCGTGAATGCAT